TGATACGAGTAGTCGTAGCCGTTGACCCCGCTGTTACTTCTGGAGAGGAATCAGACGAAACAGGCATTGTGGTTGCTGGCGCGGCTACTGACGGAAGTTTCTATATTCTAAGTGATTACTCTATGCGCGGAACGCCTGATACTTGGGCGCGTAAAGCGGTTGAGCAATATCATGCTTGGAAGGCAGACCGCATAATCGCAGAAGCCAATAATGGCGGCGATATGATTACGCAACTTATTAGAACTATTGATGGCCAAGTGCCAGTTAAAAAGGTTACAGCAACGCGAGGCAAAAGAGTTAGAGCAGAACCTATTAGTGCTTTATATGAACAGGGTAGGGTTCATCATGTTGGTTCGTTTCCTGAACTAGAAGACCAAATGGTTACTTGGACTCCAGATGTTGCGAAATCGCCTGACCGCATGGACGCCTTAGTTTGGGCGCTGACGGAACTAAATGAAGGCTCTATCGCCTCAATAAGTTTAGGAGCGCTCGCCGTTTTTTGTCCTTCTTGTAGGCGACCATCACCAAGAAAAACGCTATTATGTCCTCATTGCGGAACGACTTTGGGAGCATAATGGCCGTTGTTTATAACACTACGATAGACCAGGGCGCTGACTGGTATATAGATTTTATTTACACACAACCAGCAACTATCACAAACATTGTAGGCAACGGAACAACAGTTACTTTTACCGCGGCAAATGGTTTTACCGCTGGCCAGAAAGTATCTATTAACGGCGTGTTGCCAAGCATATATAACTTTCAAGATGTTACTCTCGCAACTGTTAGCGCCACGACATTTACTGTTACTAATGCCGCAACTGGAACTTATATTTCAGGCGGTTTAGCAACAAGCCCCGCAAACCTCGCTGGTTATACGGGCGCTTTACAAATACGCTCTTTACCAAGTGACCCTACGACAGCGTTAAGTTTAACTAGTGGAAACGGAATAACTATTACTGCCGCTACTGGTAAAGTATCAGTTCACGCAACAGCCGCACAAACAAGGGCTATTGATGATGGTGTTTATTATTATGACTGTGAAATTACTTCACAGGGTGGCATAGTAACCCGCTTGGTACAAGGCCAAGTGGTTGTATCTCCTGAGGTGACGCGCTAATGGCTGAAGAAGCAATTATAGTTGTTCCAAATATCCCACAAATTGCGATACAAACCCCTGGTCCGCAGGGTCCAGCGGGCGGAGTAATCTTTTATGTCCATAATCAGGCAGTAGCCTCAGCGGTCTGGACCATAACCCATAACCTCAATGGAGAACCAACAGCCGTAGTCCTGGATAGTGCTGGAACACAATGCGAAGGCACATTTTCTTACCCAAACAAAAACCAAATGGTGATAACCTTTACGAGTGCGTTCGCTGGCACAGCGTATGTGATTTAGGAGATAAATAATGGCGCGTAAATTTCTAGTATCTATTGACCTTAACAAGAACGAACTCCAAAATGGTGTTATTCAGAATCTTGGTACAGCGCCCGCAAGCCCTGTCGCTGGTCAAATCTATTACAACACAGGCGACAACGAACTTTATTTTTATAACGGAACTGGTTGGGAATCAACCCAAGCAGAATCAGAAATTCTATATGGCACGGCTTCCGCTCGCCCTGCCGCAGGAACGGCTGGAAGGCTTTACTTTGCTACCGATACTGCCCTACTCTTTTTAGATGATGGCACAAACTGGTTACAAATATCTGCCTTCGGAACTGTTACAGCACAAACTTCTTATGGCGCAAGTAGTGGTAATGGTTCAAGTAATTCTTATGCTCGCACAGACCATACACACGGAACTCCGTCATTAACTAACACAACACCAACAGGTTTAAGTGTTGGCGGTTCATCTACCGTTGGTACTGGAACTGCTCCTGCTCGCGAAGACCACACACACTCTTTACCTGGTTTCGGAAATGTTACCGCGCAAACATCCTTTGGTTCAGCAAGCGCAAACGGAAGCGCAACAGATTTTGCTCGTTCAGACCACGCTCACGGAACTCCGACACACGATAACACCGCACACAGCGCAATTAACTTATCCGCGCTCGCCGTTCCACTAGCAGATGTATCTTTTAACTCTCAGAAAATTACTAACCTTGCGACACCTGTTGCTTCAACAGACGCGGCAAATAAACAATATGTTGATGATGTAGCACAAGGTCTTAACATTCATGCCGCTTCTTATGCCGCAACAACCGCAAACCTTAATGCAACTTATAGCAACGGAACAAGCGGTGTCGGCGCTACTCTTACAAATGCTGGCACACAAGCCGCATTTAGTACAGACGGCACAAGCCCTGCACTAAACGCTCGTATCCTCGTTAAAAACCAAACAAGCGCAAGCCAAAATGGTATTTATACCCTCACAACTGTTGGTAGCGGTTCCGTTAACTGGGTATTAACCCGCGCAACTGATTTTGATACAGCGGCAGAAATTGCTGGCGGCGATTTTACTTTCGTAGATTTCGGCACAACCTTAGCAAATACAGGTTGGGTAAATGTTGATGAGGTCACAACAGTTGGAACTGACCCTGTTAATTTTGAGCAATTTAGCGGTGCTGGCACATATACCGCAAGCAACGGCGTTCTCCTAACTGGCACTAATTTTACGGGAGTAGTCGTATCAGGCGGCGGCTTAACTGTTGGCGCAGGTGGCTTTGATGTAGATACCGCAGTTGTCGTTAAAAAGTATGCGGCAAATGTTGGTGACGGTTCTGCCACTTCATACACTATTAGTCATAACCTTGGTACAAAAGATGTGACTGTTGCTGTTTATGATAACTCCAGCCCATACGCTGAAGTGATTTGCGATGTTCAGCATACTTCCACTACCGCGATTACTCTGTTATTCTCCGTTGCCCCTACTTCAAACCAATATCGCGTAGTCGTTCACGGCTAATTAGGAGAAACACATGGGTCTAATAGACCGTTTCGCTAAGAAAGTAGCCTCAGAAATAGAGAAGGCGCCTCGCTTACCCGCTGGCGCTGTCGCTATGACGGAAGCAGATATGCGCCAAGCAGGACTTGTCGCACAACAAACCTATGGTAATAGCGTTGCTCTCCCACGCTCACCATTTTCGGCAACTGTTCCATTTGGTCCAGGCATGCCAATTACTCCTGGCGCTATTAACCCTGTCCGCGAGGATGGTCGCCCTGACCCACGCCGTTATGAATACCAAGTAGCACAAAATATAAATGTTACCGAAACACGCTTTATACCATTTAAGACTTTACGCGCTTCCGCAGACCAGATAGATATTTTACGCCGTTGTATAGAGGTTATTAAAAACAAGGTCGTATCTTTAGACTTTGATATTGTCCTCGGACAAGACGCTTCCGAAAAGATAATCGCAAGTAGCGATAAAGACCATATTCGCGCTATGGCAGAAGCCCGCAAACGCTTTACAGAAGACATTGACCGCATACGCACATTCTGGGAAAACCCTGACCGCTCTAATGGTTTAACCTTCGCTGACTGGATAAACACAGCCTTAGAAGAAATCCTAGTTATTGACGCATGGGCAGTTTGGCCACAAAAGACAGTAGGCGGCGACCTATATGGCTTACAGATATTAGATGGCGGAACTATCAAACCACTTCTTGATGACCGAGGCATGCGACCAACGCCCCCTAATGTTGCCTTCCAGCAAATACTTTATGGTTTCCCACGCTCTGAATTTACAGCCAATGATGATGACCCAAATGCTGACGGCGATTTCACTTCAGACGACCTTCAATACATGGTTCGCAACCGCCGCACTATCTCTGTCTATGGATTTAGCCCCGTAGAACGCGCTTTACCACTAGCAGATATTTACTTGCGCCGCCAACAATGGATTAGAGCAGAATACACAGATGGCGTAGTGCCAGAATTATTCTTTGAGTCAGATATTAACTTCGGAACAAACGCACAACTTATTCGTGATTACGAAAACATTATAAATGACGATTTATCAGGGCAGACACAACAGCGTATGCGCGCTCGCATTCTGCCCGCTGGATTAAAACCATTTCAACCTGACGGATATGGCGAAAAGTTTAAGGATACTCTTGATGAGTTTCTTATTGCTTCTATATGCGGACACTTTGGAGTTCAGCCAACTGAAATTGGTTATAACCCTAAGGGTGGTTTAGGTGGGGCAGGATTTGAGGAAGGTAAAGCCGCGAGCGCAAGTGCTATCGGTGTAGAGCCGCTTATTCAATGGCTTAACAAAATGCTTACAAACATTTCTTATACCTACTTAGGTATGCCACGCGAATTAGAGTTTAAGTTGCTCACTTCTCGGCGCGCTGATGATGAATCTAATGCTCGCAAATCACAGATAGAAATTACTTCCGCAGGAAAAACTATTAACGAACGCCGTTCTGAAATAGGTCTGCCATTACTAGATACACCACAGGCAGATATGCCTATCCTGGTTGCTGGCGCTGAAGTATTATTATTCTCTCCTGAAGGCATTATTAACGCTAAAGAAGTCTTAACCGCTTCAACACTTGACCAACAAGGTAATGTACAGAGCGATGGCAGTAGCGTACAAAACGATTCTTTGCCTATCTCCGACAATGGAGAGGGCGCACCCGAAGAACCAGAAGATAATGATGACGAAGTTATTGACGCTGAGGTAGAAGCCGAAGTCAAAGCATTTATGAAATGGGCAAATAAAGGGAAGCGCAACCGCCAATTTGAGTTTCATAAAACAGATATGGTCGTAGCAGAAGCCCTAAATCGTTGCGCGTTTGAGGGCGACCTGGAAACGGCTAGGTCAATAGCAAAAGCCTTTCTTTCATGAAATGGGGCGCTCATGAAGTTGATGGGCGCTTAGCGGCAAAGAACGCGATTAAGTTAAGGGCGGCATTACAAGAAGCGGCTAATTGGAAGCGTATCTTTGAGGCATACAAACGCACACAGCCCGCCACAAGCAAGAACCCTGCCCAAGATAGGGCGCGAGCAAGGGCATGGGCTATGTTAAACATCAGATTTGATAATGAGGCGCTCTTAGCCACGCTACGGCGCATTTGGGCGGATGGATTTGCCCTGGGTATAGTGTCCGCAGAAGACGCAGTACGGCGAGCGCGAGAATTAAAAAAGGCAGACGAACCAGAATACATAGACTGGAAGAATTGGAAGCCTGGGGATTCGGCGGCGGCACTTCTAGTTAAGCCTACAAGAGCCTTCCAACGCCTATTAGAGAGTGCTGGGGTCACGATTAGGGGTATTGACCAAACAGGATACGACAGGATGGGAACGGCGCTCTCAGACGCTTTAGCATTAGGATTATCGGGTGATAGGGCGGCCAAACTGATACGCGATACTGTTTCTGACCCTGCTCGCGCTTTGACTATTGCGATTACAGAAACTAACCGCGCTATTAGCCGCGCAACTATTGAAAGATACCAAGGATACGGAATAGAAAAGGTAGAGTGGGCAACATCAAGCCCTTGCGATATATGTCGGGCTAACGAAGGCCAAGTAGTTAATCTAGGTTCGGCATTTAATAGCGGGGCAACCCAACCGCCGCAACATCCTAATTGTCGTTGTGCGCTTCTGCCAGTAATTCCTGACGATGAACAAGCCGTTAATGCCGCTGGCGTTGTAGATATTATGCCATCTGAACCAAGTTTCCAGGGCATTACAGCATCAACGCTTTTAGAAGTGCGGCGCAGAGGCGATAAGGCTATGAACGACCCACGAGCAATGAAGGGAGCAGACGATTTATCAGCCGCTTACGAAGTCGCTGGTTATAACGGCTTACCTAGAGTTGTGGCGGCTAAAGAGTTTGACGAACTGGCTAAAACCGCAGATGTTAAAGTTTACAGAGGTATTAAAGGAACACAAAGTTCTAATCCTATATACAGAAAATCTGCTCAAGATTTAATAGATGAATATAAATATGGTGAGCATTACGCGGGGTATGGGGTATTTGGCAATGGAACATATACCACTACTAAATTATCAACTGCCATTAAATATGCTGACGATAAAAAAGATGGCGTAATGGAGATACTGGTTATGGATAAAAGTAAGTTTCCAAATCAGGAAGACTTAAAAAATAGAATTATTAACACAATTCATGAGATAGATGTTGCGTCAGATTTAGCCTACAAAGAAATGATAGAAGAGGCTACGCGGCAGGGTCTAACAGTATCTAACCTAGAAGATAGCCTACTTTACAAAGATTACGCTAAAAAGAAGCAAGAGTTTATAGAGATGAGAATTACAATATCTGACCCTGGAACAGCCGCTACTTTATGGGGTTATGATGGCTTCCGTCTAATGTTAGATACGCAAGATGAATATTTTTATGTTGTCCTGAACCGAGCAAAGGTGGTAATTAAAGAGTGAATCTATTAACTGACCCTAATTTATCACGCAAGGCGGCTCAAGCGGTCCAGGGTATGCCCTTTGATTTAAGAGAAAGATTTATAGCCGTTTTAGAGCGGGCAAATAGCGTATCGGACTTGTCGCCAACCTTCCGTTCTTACCTCAATAATGGTTATAAACCTGGTAAAGTAATAGTTACTGAGTAGGAGTATAAATGGCAGATGGTTTTGTGCCGCCCCAGGCGGTTCGAAATAACGCAAAGCGCGGCCTTGAACTTCGTGCGAAGCATGGTCGTGGCGGAACTGCCATAGGTGTCGCTCGCGCTCGCGATTTATCTGGCGGTAAAGCAATTTCGCTTTCTACGGTTAATCGCATGGTTTCTTATTTTGCTCGTCATGAAGTAGATAAGAAAGGCGAAGGTTGGGGAGTTGATAGCGCGGGATACATAGCATGGCTATTATGGGGTGGTGATGCTGGCAAATCTTGGGCAAACAGTATTGCTAAACGAGAAAAAAAGGATAAAACAACAATGACTAACTTAACAACAGCCTTCTTTGAAATTATCAAAGCAGATAAAAATGCTGACGGAACTCTTATGGTATATGGCAAGGCTACTGATGATTCGTTAGACATTGACCAACAGATATGCGACCCGCTTTGGCTGGACTCTGCTATGCCTGACTGGTTCAAATCAGGCGGGAACATTAGAGAACAACATAGCAATATTGCGGCGGGCGTTGCTAAAGAATACGAAAAGAAGGCAGACGGACATTACATCCACGCTCTTGTAGTTGACCCAGTTTCGGTTAAGAAAGTAGATACTGGCGTTCTAAAGGGTTTCAGTATTGGTATTAAAAACCCCCGTGTAGTCCGCGACCAGAAGGCCGCAAACGGAAGAATTATAGATGGCCAAATCGTAGAGGTTAGCCTTGTTGATAGACCCGCTAATCCTAGTTGCCAATTAGTCCTTGCTAAATCTGCCGAAGGCGAAAAGGGTTGGTGGAAGGTAGAAGAACTTATTGAGAAGGAAGAAAAAAAGCCTAATTATGCGGGAATGCTTCGTGGCGGCGGCAATTCAGAACCAGCCGATAAAGAACTTTATAACCGAGTTAAAGCAGAAGCAAAGCGTAAGTTTAATGTATATCCTTCTGCCGTAGCAAATGCTTGGGTAGTCCGCGAATACAAAAAACGCGGGGGAACTTACAAGAAAAAGACTAAAAAGGGTGCGGATACCTTACACTTATCCGACATGAGTGAAAGGGAAACCATGACCATATTGGCAGATGATGTTCTTGAAATGTCTAAAGCCTATGCAAATGGCGACCTACTCAAATTTGATAAGACGACCTATGACAACGCACGACAAGCATTGGCTCAACTTATCGCTATTGAAGCAGAAGAAATGGGCGAAGGAAGTAATGAAGAATCCTCGCTATCTCACCTAATCGCCGCAGTCCATCACCTATTCGCCTGGTACGCGGGTGAGGAAGAAGAAGGAGAAATTATGGAAGAAAAAATAGAACTAGCCGCCCACAAAGATAAAGATATGACTCCGAAAGAAGGAGAATCTAAGGGTGATTTTATGAAGCGTTGTAAAGACGCTGGTATGGAAGACAAAGAAGCAAATTCATGCTGGGATAAATATATGTCTGCCAAATCAAATCATAAAGACGATAAAGAAGATGTAGAAAAAAGCACAGAGGTATCCAAGTGCTTAGAGTGTGGTTGTAATCAGCCTGGCTCTGACCATGGATTAACAACTGTAAAAGATTTCGCCAATATCGCACAACCATCAAATGTCTCAACCGCTGAAATGGTCGCGCCTGGCGAAACACCGAAGTCTGCCGAAGCAGATGAAGTCGTTGCGGAAGAAAAAGTAGAGGAAGAAACTACTGAACCCGCTGACGCAGAAGTTTCTGATGAAGCAAATGCTGATTCAGATGTAGAAGCAATAGTAGAAAAGGCTGTTAAGAGTGCTACTGAGTCCATTAGGGCAGAGGTCGCTTCGTTAATGTCGGCAAAAGAGGCGGCAGAAACAAAAGCGACAACCTTGGAATCTGAGTTAGCAATAGCAAAGTCCTTGGCTGTTGCTGGCGGTCCTAAAAGAACCGCGAAGCCAGTAGATAGCAAAGTTAGCGATAACATCACTAAGGCCGCTATGTACCGAGCAAAAGCAAACGCAACCACCGACCCACTATTAGTTAAAGGTTACAAAGCATTAGCAGAGAAATTTGCTACTGCCGCAGAAACCGAATAACTAAATAACTCACGAAAGGAAACAAATGGCTCTTCAAGCCCCTAAAGCGGCAGACCTGTTTGATAGCGCTTCTCCCGTAGAAGCCGCTGAGCGCATGGAAGAATTCCAAGCGACTCTAAACAAGTCATTAGCAAATGGCGTAAGCACTCCAGGACAAAGTCCTATTGCTGACCCTGTTGCCGCAATGGAACAACTCGCTATCAGCAAGTCTTTGACCGCTGAAGCATCAGCAAGCCTTCAAACTGCTTTATCAGCACAGCGCCTCGCTATGCAAGATATTCAGAAAGATATTACTCTCACAAGCCCGCTATCAACATCGTTCGCGGCTTTTGACCTAGAAGCACCTTCCAAGTTGCTTACACCACGCCCAACCCCGCTCCGTAACCGCATTCCTCGCAAGAAGGGTGTCGGCACCTCACACCGCGTAAAGCGCATTACTGGCTACACAGGTACAGGTACAGGCGGACAAGCACAGGTTTGGCCTGGAATTACTGAAAGCACAACAACTACTTTCGGTTCAATTAACTACGAGCGCGGACCTAAGATTTCTTACACCGCAGATGACCTCGTATTGCCATACAACTCATACTCACTATCTGACAGCGTTTCGTTTGACGCCAACTTCTCAGGACTTGGATATCAAGACCTACGCCAGTTGTCTTCAACTTCAACACTATACGCAACAATGTTGATGGAAGAAAGAATGATGTTAATGGCTCGCGGAACAGCAAGCGGCTACTCAGGCGCTCTAACCGCACCTACATTTACACTCGCTTCTCCTGTTGCTGGCGCTGGTCAAACAGCACTTGCCGCAACAACCTATTATGTGAATGTCACCGCAGACGCAGGTATTTCTGCTAATGGTTTCGGAGAGTCAATTCTTGGAACTGAAGCAAACACCGCAGTTGCCTCAGGAGATGTTCTTACAATTACTGTTAGCACTCCTATTACTGGCGCACTTGGCTACAACATTTATGTTGGAACCGCAACAGGCGCGGCAAACCTCAAGTATCAGGGAACCCTCAAGGGAACTGGTACATTTACAGTTCAAGGCGCAACAGCAACTGGTCTAACTGGCAACAATGCCGCATTTAGCACATCTGGAGCCGCCGCTTCTCGCGCAACCGCAGATACTTCTGCTTACGCAACAGGTTATGACGGAATCCTTCCAACAGTTCTTGGAGCAAACAGCGGCGCAATTAACGCTATTAATAGCGCTTTCAGCACCGCAAATCCAGGAGTTGAATTCCAGGCAGTATTCGCAGACCTCTATGAGGCTGTAAAGGCTGACCCAGATTTGGTTCTTCTAAATGGAAATGACCGCAAGCAACTCTCTGACGCGATTAAGAGTGGCTCAACCGCTAACTATCGCCTCGTAATTAACGACCCAGGAGCAGGTGGAACTACTTATGGTTCTATCGTTACTGGTCTTCAGAACGAAGTAACTGGAAAGGCAGTTGATTTGTTGGTACATCCTTGGTTAAACCAGGGTGTAGCACCAGTTCTCTCCTTTACACTTCCAATTCCTGATACTGAAGTATCAGATGTTTGGTCAAACTTCATGGTTCAGGACTACATGGGAATCCAATGGCCTGTAACACAATTTGCGTATGAGTTCTCCACATACTTCCGTGGAACCTTCTTCTGCACCGCTCCAGCATGGAACGGCGTAGTTTCAGGTATCGTCAACGCATAGTAATTAAATAGATAAGGGGGTGTGGCCTTGAAACCACACCCCTTTTTCCAATAGGAAAGGCGATTATGGGAAGGTATGTAGCACCCGATAAAGGCGTTAGAGAAACAGTTATAGGCGGAAAAACATATAACCCTGATAAGGGCGGCATTTATAATGTTGAGAATAAACGCCACGCAGACTTAATGAAAAAAGAAGGTTATTTTGAGGCGTCATTAAATCCTTATTCGCAAGGCGACAACCAAAGAGGATTTACTTGCGTACAATGTGGGTTTGATGGTTGGTTTCGTAAATGTGGTCGTTGCGGCCATGTTTCAGAAGCGCCAGCGCGAGATGGAGATTAAATGACTACGGGTATAACTAGCCTTACATTTGAGGAAAATCCTTATATAACAATAGGCGAATATAAAGCCGCGCCAACAGCCATACAAACAAGTAATCTGGTTGTGGGCGGAAATCAAGAAGCCCAAGACGCTGAACTCGCTCGCGTCATTCTTCGCGCTTCTTCATTTATGGATGAATACCTTAATCAAAGCCTAGTAGCAAATCAGATAACAGAAACACAGCGCGTTCGTATGACCCCTCAGGGATTTATCTCGCTACACCCTAATAACAACCCCGTTATATCTCTTAATAATTTTCAGTATGGAACAGACCCTAATAATCTCCAAACCTTAAATGACCCATCAACGGCTTGGTTTGAGAACTCACAAATCATTATCCCTTTGTCGCAACTTTCTACAAGTTATTCAAGTCAAGGACCATTAGCATTTGGCGGCTCTGCTTCGCCCTATACGCAGATATTTACTAAATACACCTATGTTGCTGGCTTTGCCAATACAACCATGGGAGCGGCCAACCTCGCGGCAACCAGCATTACTGTAGTAGATGGCTCAGGCTTTGTTGCCGGTCAGAAGTATCGTATTTATGACGGCGCTAAAACAGAAACTATTGAAATTGCTAACACATACACTTACGGAAGTAGCACTATTCCTTTAGTAACGCCTTTGGCCTATGCTCATTTAGCAGGGGCGGCGGTAAGCAATATGCCGCAGACTATTAAACAGGCATGTATTTTAATAACTACGGCCTTTCTAAAGGTTCGTGGCGATAGCGCCATGATGATGAGCGTTACCCAACGGCCAGTAGGCCAGGTTCAAGGCTCTGATTTATATGGCTCAAACATTAAATTAGCCCTGGATATGTTAGATAAATACAGAAGGATTCGCTAATGGCGGGTCGCGTAGGCGTTCGGGATACTCTTTACAACTGGTTACTTAATGGTAATATTAAGCACTTAAATCAAATCTTTATTTCATTTCCAAAAATAATAAACTTTGAAGTAAATACTGTGCCTGGGGAACTATCCTCAGCGGCAGTAGTTATATTTATTCAGAGCGAGCGCGAAAGCCGTATTGCTGTCGGCGGTCCGCACACAGGTTGGAAGCGTGTAGATTACACAGTAATCTTACAAGTCTTTCATCACTCTGTTGAGCCGAATACAGAAGCGGCTATGGCAGACTTTGATGTTTTAATAGACAGCATAAAAGAGCGGCTACGAGCCGACCATAACTTTGGGGATACTACGGGAACGCTTGT